CAGCCTCGCCAAGAGTGCCACCTTGGTATGTGCGGGCATCAACGCGAAGCATACGAGTTGGGTCAGACGGATCAACGATTTCCGTCATTGTCACCGCGCCGGATGCAGCAGGCTTTTGATTCAGCAGCGCAGTTTCCGCGTCAATCTTGTCCATCTGCGCTTTGCTGTACGCTTGATCGCTTTCAAACTTCTGCAACTTCATTGCGCGGTCTTGGTTTGCCTGCGTCTTTTCGCGGTCATATCCAAGCAGAACCTTTTGCCCGTTGATAATGGCGCTGGTTCCGTCTTTCGAGTAGTAGCCTTTACCGCGTCCAGCAATTTCGATTGGACGAGTTACGTCGGCCATGCCCTCTACGCCCATCGGTTGCTGAGCTTGCGAGTTGATACGGATGATTGGCCCGTCACCTGCTTGCACTACACCTTGGCCGGATTGCAACCCTTGAAAGCCTGCGCCGGGAACCGCTTGTGACAAGGCATCAGGGGGCATCGGGGCTTGTGCGTCCTGTTGCAAGCGGGCGAGCATGTTCTGCGGCGGCGGTTCTGCCATCGTGTCGGAATAACTCAGCGTACCGCTGTTCAAATCTTCGTTGGTCAACTGCCCCATCGCCATCAACTTACGCAGATAGTTGATGTCCTCTGGCGCAGCGTTTGCCAGATTCAGGTTTGCCATTAGCCGACCCTCCACGGCTGCGGGTTGTAATACTTAGCCCAATCCAACTGATTGTTGCTGGAGTTGTTAAAGGCGTTCGATTGTGCAGTGCCGCGATTTGTACCAGCGTTGAACCAGTCGATAGCGTTCCGACCGTTACCCAAAGCAAAGTCGTTCTGGTTCCGTGCGGCAGTATTGGCGTTCTGCTGCTGGTTGACGTTGTAGTTCCAGAAGTTGTTTTGCGCGTCGTTCGCGTTCTTCTGCCCGCCCAATGTGTAATCCCACATATTGCGTTGCGCGGTATTGGCGTTTTGGTCGTTGCCCAAAGCGAAGTCGTTTTGGTTTCGGGTAGCGGTGTTCGCCAGTTGCCCTTGCCCCAGCGTGAAGTCGTTCGCGTTACGGGTAGCGGTGTTGGCGTTCTGCACTTGCCCCAAGTCGTAGCTCTGTTCCTGACCAACGAGTTTCCCCAAACGGTCAAGGGTTGAGCCGTAGTCTTGAGAAGCGAGTCCAGAGCCGTACTGCTGCAAAGCCATCAAAGCGTTTCCAGAGCCGCGAATGTTGGAGTTACTGCGGTTGGTTGCGTTCAGACCTTGGTCGAGGGCGAATTGGTAACCTGGGGAACCCGAGAAACTTCCCGGTTCCGTCATGTACTTTTTCAGTTGGTTGCCGTAAAAGTTATCCACGTTACCCCCTCACTCCGGTCGTTCCACCCATGCGGTAGCCGATAGGTTTATCGCCGCGCAACAGCTTCATGAGGTTGTTCGTTACCCCGTCGTTCAATTGCTGCGCGTTACTTGCGTAGGGATTGGGTTCATTGAACTGTTGTGGTTGCGTGTACTGCAACGGTTTGTAAGCGGGCTGATCCCCGCCACCGAAGAAGTTCGGCATCTGCGGCCCGCGCATGGCTTGCTGTTGAACGTCCATGCCAATCTGTTGATTAGCCCAATCAAGCGCCCGCTTATTGTTGTAAATGGACGATTCAGGGTTGACGTTGACGTTAGCCCCGCTCTGGTTAAAGAAATCCATGTAGGCTTTGAGTTTGTTGATCCGGTCATCCATTTAAGCTACCTCCAATTCAATTGCGTCCCACTTGGGGGCCGTGTTGCCGATGTGTTTAATTTCCAGTGCGCGGCGACGGAACGCACCCAAGCGAAGAATCTGCGGAAGGTCTTTACTCAAATCCACCACGCGGAATGTGGAATAGGTTTGGTAGTCATCGTCTGACCAGCGGACGTATGCGGTGTCTGCAACCTGATCCCCTACAAGAACAAGGCGACGCATGGTTTTGATGTTGCTTGAGCCACCGTCCAACTTCTGCGAACGGGAGCCGTAGGTAATCGGAAGCCCTGCGTCTTGGTAGAGTTGCGAGAACATGGAGTACAGATGCCCGTTGCTTTCGTGCAGGAACAGGTTTGTTCCTTCGTAGTCAACGTACTTTGTGAATTTGAAATAGGATTCGCTGTACGGAATTACGTCTATGGTTCCTGCTGCTGTTGCTGGCGAAACAGTGCCAACCGGAACGGAGTAACTAAACGAATTGTTGTTTACATAGGTAATTTGAAAAGACCCGTTGTAAGCGTCTTGAGCAATTCCGCTGATGGAAACCAAATCACCCGTTTGCATTCCGTGTGGAGCATCGCTAATCCACGTAGCGACACCATTAGTGCTTGTCAAAGACGCAACTGTAAAACTAAGTGGCGTTCCTAAAGTCATGCTCGTCCACGAATACCAAATCTGCGTCGTCAGATCAAAAACCAACGTGACATTGGTATTAACCAGCGTCAGCAGATACAGAGAGTGCCCGTCCAGTTTCAACCCGTAGGCGTACACACCGGAAAGGCTGTCGGCGTTCAGGATGCGGTCAATGTCAGGCGTGGAAATCTTTGTAGGCTCCAGCCCAGTCAAGGCGTGAACGCTTCTACCTTCTTGACGGGTCTGCGATACCCAAATGATCGTGTTATCCACTTCCGCAATGGAATCGCCTGTTGCACAGCCAATCTTGAAATACAGGTTTGACACAGGAAGGAATGGGGAACCTACGGGGTTCTTGGCGTCGTAAAAAGGCTCCGTGGTGAAGTCTTTAAACGCAATCAGGTATTCCAGAGAGCGACCAATGCCCATTCCATTACCGGCTTCGTTTTCAGCGGTGATGACGTTCAGCGAGTTCCATGTCGTCGGGTCGTCGGAGTCGGAGTTGTAAATCTTCGCGTTGGTGTCCATGATGCAGAAATAGCCGTTGATGTAGGCGATTCCAGGCACCGTACCACCTTGGATGGTTGCGGTGATAGTTCCAGCCGCAGGCGTAGCGGGAGCGCCACCAACAGCGTATTCAAAGGTGGTGTTGACTGTTACAGCGGGGCGAGTTACTACCGGCGAACCCGTAGCAGGGCTTACAGGGTTCGGGATAGTGTAGGTAAATGTATTAGCACCAGTCTTAGTGATGCTTACCTGTGTCGCGTTGTAAGCGGTCGGCGTTGCTCCGGTAATGTCCAGTTCCACGCCAGTAGCGAAGTTATGCGCTGCGGAAGTTGTGACAGTAGCGGTAAAGCCTGACGACGTAACGCTGGTGATAGTCGGTTGAGTTACCTTTGTCGCAATCAACGCACCGCTGTACGGGCTTGCAATGCTGGTGTTGTACAGTTGGAAAGAAGTGCCGGTCGAGTTGACTACCGTCCGCGCAACACCGTCTGCAAACAGGTAAACCGATTCCCCGTTGACAAAGGTCTGCAACCCCGCAGAAATTGGCGAAACATTAAACAGCGTGTAATCGCCCGTTCCAGAATTGGAAAAAGCCATTACCTCGTAATGCGCGTTTGGCAGAATGGTGCCGGTTGCCGGAGTGGTGAAAGCCGGAAGCGTGTAGGTAAAGGTTGTCGGACTCGTTACCGTGATGGTGAACGAGCCGTTGTACTCAGTCTGCGTAGCGCCGGAAATCGTGTACGAGGTCGCGTCAATCAACTCATGGTTGCCCGATACCGTTGTAGCAGTAACGGTAGAGCCTGCGCGAGTCAGGACAAGAGCTACGTCTTGAGCGGGGGTAAAGCTGCCTGGGGTTACCGCAGTAACGGTCTTTGTGCCGTTGTACAAAGCGTCCGCAGCGCCCGCGATTACAACCGAGTCGCCTACGTTCAAATCGGGATCGGTGGTCAGGGTCGCAGTAGCAATTGCGCCGCTTCGCGTCAGGGTCAACACGGAGTAGGTATACGAACCCAATCCAGACGGCAGCGTAATTGCAGTTGGCGTACCGGTTCTGTTTACCGACCACGCTTGCAACTGGTTCTTAATCATCAGCAACGGAGTTCCAGCACTGGGGCCGGTTTCCTGTCCTGAGAACTGCAAGTCCGCAGAGGTTGGGGTTAAGTCGGTAGAAGTTGGGCCGGAAACAATCGTGGAGAGCGTTCCAGAATTGATGAAGTCATCCTGAACCGTCTTTACCCCGTTCCACGCATACAGCAGTTGTGCAACACCCGCTTTTACAAGGCCGAGGTCTGACAGTCCCGGTCGCTTACGCAAACGGGTATTTTGTCCAGAAACCTCCACCATGCCGTTTTTGATGAGCGCACCCTTGGCAAGAGTCCCGTCACGGCTTTCGAGGTTGTTCCCGACCGGTATCCTCACGGCATACCCATGCGCCAGTTGTAGTAGCGGTTGTTCAACAGAGTCCCGTCAAACTGCATAATCGGCGTCTTGTTGTTGATCCGCTTGATATTGGCCTTGGACTTGTTTGCGTTGTTCGCAACGTCCTTGGTTACAGGCTGTTGGTACTCAGGGGCGATAGCAACCGCGAGATTCCACGCAAGGGCTTCCGACCAACCCGCAGGCAAGTAAATAGGCGTAGTGGTCGTGGTGAACTCAGAGAACGGAATCCACGTATTGAGGTACAGCGTGGCACCCGTTGTGTTGGGGATCGGGTACGGCCACAGATACCCCATTGGTACGTCGGGCTGGTAGTACACCACCGTCGGGAAGTTGGCCCCGTTCGCTTTGTACGGAATCGCGTTGTACTGGTCTGCGGTGTACATCGTGATCGGGAACGAAACCCCTTGGTAGGTCACGTAAGCCGAGTCAATGCGGACAGGACGAACGGTGTCCAAGTCACCACCTGGGCCTACGGAATAGGAGTTCTGCCCCGATACGAGGTCAAGAATTTCTTGCTGGTTTGCCCAGCACATCAACTTTTCGTTGCGCCACGAATCCAACATGGCGTTCAACGCTTCAAGAGCGTCTGCGGTTTCCGTGGTGTCTGGCGTCTGACCGGAAGCGGTCTGATTGATGATACGGAAAGCGCGGTTGATGATTGTCTCTGCCGTAACAGGGCTACTAGATAGGGAGACTATCGTGGTCATGCAACCCTCAAGGCAAAGTGGGGAGAGGTTTCCCCCTCCCCGTTACAGATTAGTTGTTCGGCGTCATTCCAAAAACTTCGGGAATCCACCAGTCAACAACGGTTGCAGCAGTCGCGTTGGCGTTACCGTAAATGGTGAACGAGCCAGCAGCGGGAACGATACGGGCGACATACAGCAAAGTGCCGTCCGCAGCGGCTTGATTGATAACAGCCGAGATTTTGGTGTTGGCATCAACCAAGTTGTTTGTAACCACCAAAGAGCTTTGACCAGCAGCAATGGTCACGCGGCCACAGTTGGTGTTTTGCGTCAGGGCACCGGAAGTCGGTACCGCAGACGAGGTAGCAGCCAAGCCTTGTGCAACCAGCGCAGCTTCCGTGGCCGTGGTGAAAGAACCCACGCTACCGGCAGCAACACCGGCATAAGGACGAGAGAGAAGAACGGTCATGTCATTGCTCCTACACAGTGTAATATTTCACGGCCAATTCCGGATAGGTCGCAGCCCACCCGAAAAGAACGTCCAGACGCATGATGTAGTTATCGTTAACGCCATCGTAGAACTGCGTCACTTTGATGTTGAACCCGTCCGACTCTTGCTGGGCAACGTCGATAACACCCTTACCGGCTTGCGGGGCAAACATCGGCACCATAGCCAGCGTGAAAGCGTCTTTGTGGAACGCGATGTTCGTGCCGTAGGACGTAGAGGCTGAACCAAGAATCACATACGGGGAACCAGAAGTCGGGGAAGCAGATACGTTCTGGAACGCGCCGGAAGTGGTGATGGCGGGGCTGATCGGGATTGAAGTCGCACCAGCAGAAACGTCAGCGGTCACAACGAAGTTCGCCAAATCGCCGGTAGAAGTGCGGGTTTGCGGGTTGACAGCAAAACAACCGGGCAGCGCGATAACCGTACCCTTGGTCAACGTGCCGGCAGCAACAGCAATCACGGTAATCGTGGAGCCGGTTTGGTTTGCGCCGTTGATGTTGGTAGCGGTAGCAGCACCGTTGGTATGGGTGTCCACGTTCTGATCCATGCCGGGATGCAGGCCGAAAGAGTCCTGCATGTAGCCGGTGGTGTACTGACCGGAAACCTTCTGAGCCGAGTTGAACAGGCCAGCGTAGCCCTGAATCAAAGCGCCGTTCAGTTTCGGGTTCATGATGAACGAACGTCCACCGTCTTTCACCGGAGCGCCCATGTTGTCCAGACGGGCGTTTACGTCGGCCATTGCCTGAACTGCGAGGGCTTGGGTCGTCGGCACCGTACCGGCTGAGTTGATGGTGTTGAACGCGGCGTAGTGAGCCAGTTGCAGCCCTTGGCGGTCGATTTCGTTGGCAACCGGAGCCATCGCAGCGGCCAGCTTATCTTCCAGTTTGGTCAGCGACAGGGTACGTTCCAGACCGGTGAAGTTAATGTCCGTACCGCCCTGCGAGAGGGTCAGCGGGACAGTGGTTTCAACGGTGGCTTGGGGCACAGCAACGCGGCCAGCACGATACGTATAGCGCGGCGGCTTCTTGATGTTGATGGTTGCGCCAGGGGCATAACCACGCGACATGTTACTGGTGAACTCGTCTTGCCAGTCACGATTGACAGCGGCAGAGAACGAGAGCATGTTTTTCAGGATCGCAAGCGATTCTTTCGCTACGATTGAACTGGTTACTAAGGTGTTAGACATTGCCTATCCTTTATCTAGCCCACCGAGCGCCTTGTTTTGCTCGCGCCTTTTCGTAATCTTCCTGAGACAACTTGCTCAGTTCGGCTACGATGCTTTTGGCGCTAGAAACAGGTGACAGTGGAGCGGGAGCGTTTGAAATGGTTTTTGCTGCGGGGGCCGATAACTTGGCCTCCAGTTTTCCGAGTTCCACGCCAGCTAGAGAGGGATGCAAACGCGCAATGCGGTCGGCTTCTTTGGGGTTGTTCCCAAGGTAAAGCGCCAACTTCGGGCCGTTTTCGGACAGGACGATTGCTTCTGCCATTGCCTTGCTGATGTTCAGTTCGTCGTTACCTACGATCTCGTCGTAGTTAGGAACCGATTCGCGCATGGCTTCAACACGCTTTTCATGGGCCGAAACAATGTCTCGGAACTCACGCTGCTGTTGGCTGGCTTTGCTTTCTGTTTCTCGCTTTGACTCAACCTCTTTGATGCGCTCAGTTGCTTTGAAATCTGCAAGCGCCTCAATAAAGCTAACGTCGTCTGCGAAGTTCTGTCGTTCAGGCTTACCGCTTACTTCTGGCGCTTTTGGTTGCTGAAACTGCGCCCTCAGTTGGGCGTTTTCTGCTTCCAGCCGCGCATTCAATTGCCGTTCGTACTTCCGTTCCAGCTTGGCTTTTTCCTTCTGAATCGTTCGCTCCAACTCCTCGCGGGTGAAGGTTCGATCCTCCTGCTTGGGCTTCTCTGTTTCCTCCGTGGCAGCAGGGGCTTCGGTGGGAACGTCGGTTGTTTCTGGAACCGCGACCGTTTCAGGTGCTAACTCTTGCGAGTCGGTAATGTCTGTCATTGAAAAACCCTAATGACCAAGGCGAATGTGCCAAGCCAGCGAAGTAAGTGCTCACGTCGCAATTGCAACTATACTACTTTAGTATCGTCTGTCAATACCTAAAGTATCAAATAATGACGAATTTTTGTGCTAGTAGCAAAAAACGATACTAAAAGTCAGCCAAGAGCATCAAAATGGCTTGATCTTCGTTTTCCTGCTCGATAATCGCAGCCAAGGCTTCGCGGTAGGCATTGCGCCATACGACGTTCATTGCCTTGAGTTCTGCGCGGAGGATTTGCTCCTGTTGGGCAAGGTTAAGCCTTGCTTCTACGGGTGTTTCGGCTACGGTCGGAGTAGCGACTTCTGCGATTACCTGGAATATCTCATCCGGTATCTGCCGACGTAGCTTGCGGATAAGCGGGGAGTGATAATGCTTGCGAAAATCACTACCCCATATCAGGTGAGGGGCGAGCGGTGACTGAACTCCCGTTTGCTGGAAGTTTGTCTGGAACGCCCCTACCTGAAAGCCGCCAATCATTTTTTCAGTGTCACTATCAAGTCACGCCAAGCATTAATCTGTTGTTGCATGGCTGCTTCCCGATACTCTTGGTTCCGAGGCTCAAGCCTGCCATCCCAAGAGCCTGCAAGCGTTTGGTGATTCAAACTAAAGTCACAGGTGTACGGTGCGTGTGGTGCGTTCTGCTCTCGCCAGCCTTTACACAGGTACAGCCTGTACCACGGTGACATTGGGGGCCATTGGTGCGTCGGATCGCCGTAAGCGCATTCATGCGCCCAGTGCGGGGTAATGATGGTTGCCGTGGCTCCCGGCTTCATTACGCGGTACAACTCGTTAAAGAACCCAATCCGTTCCGCGCCGGTCAGGTGTTCGACAAAGTGACTGGAGCGAACCTCGTCAACCGAGTTATCTTTGAACGGCAAACCCTTCCTTACATCGTGGACGTACTTCTGCCCGAATTTGAGGCTGTCTAAGCCATCAAAACCCGGTGCCGTGTTTTTACCTGCGCCAATGTCAATACGAATAGGTTGCGGCGCTTCTTTCGGTACTGCGAGTTTTGCTCGTTTCATTTCACCCCTTTCAGTAGGTAAAAGGCTTCTTGCGGTGTCCGGCCAATGCCGTGCCGGTTGCCGATGGTTGCTATCCACAAAACACCAAACCAGTACTTGCGGATATGTGGTTTTGCGCGGTTCTCGCACTCGCCGCGCCGAGTTGAAAGGCCCGTTAGGGACGCGAACGGTTCTGCGCTTTCAGACGCACAAATATTTACCATACGGTGTCCGCTGGCCCAAAGGCACCGCTGAAATCGTAATGTCCAACCCTGACAGACGTATCAATGGCGCATCTGTAGCCATGCCGTTGCGCGTCAGCCCAAAAGTACAAATCTTGTGTAGCTACGCCGTCTTTCGTCTGCGTCTTGAACCACGGCTTTCTCAGCTTCGGGTCTTTGAACATGGACATGCGCCAAAGGTTAAAACCCATTCCTGTACCCCTGCATTCCTGCAAAGCGTTCGGAATCGGCACTTGTGGCCGGAAGTTCAGTTCGCCGCGAGGATCGCCCCATATTTGAGCGACACCACCTAATCCCTTGGTGAAGTACAGCCCACCAATACAGGCAAACTCAGGATGTGCTTCCATCTGTTCCAACAACTTCAACACCCCATCAGGCGGGGGCATATTGTCATGCTCCAGCGTCAGGATGTATTCCCACTTACTCAGTTCTGGATGTGCCAGAATGTTCTCAATAGCTTGCGAGTAAGCCACTCCAACTTCGTCGCCAAGCGCCAGGATTCGCATTACCCCGTTGTTCGGAGGAAACGCAAGGTTCCAGTGGCTCAGAGCAACTTTCGCCGGGATCATCGCCGCACTGGGGATAATCACGATGATTCGCTGTTGCTTCCACGTAGCGCCCTTGATTAGCCGCGCTCCGGTGGCTTGCAAGTCCTTGTTATGGACGCCTGCCATGTCTTGTATTACGAGTTCCATTTAGCCCTTTCAGAGCTACGCTTTGATGTAGAAAATTGCGTTTGGGGTGCCGCCTCCGCCCGCGCTAGGCTTGAGCGCCACCACAATGATCGAAGGCCCAGCAGTAGCGCCACCGAGCGTTCCCGTGCCAGTAACCGTAATAGCCGCTGCCGTTGCTTGTGTTGCCGTGCCGAT